GACGAATCCTTTCGGGATACGGTAATGGATGCCATCAATTATCTATGCCTATTAGCAGCTTATGAGGATGCCAAAGTGGGCGAGGATAAGGCAAGTAGAGCGATCCCAAGCGAAATAGAGGATTAATTAGGTGGACATTCCTATGAAAACTCTGATGGAAAGGCCCTTTCCACCCGTTTCTAAAGACTTGATCGAGGCGATGAACCCCTTATACCCTGAGAAATGTCCCGATCCTGAAGACAGTATGCAGCAGGTTTGGTACAAGTCGGGGCAGCGTAGTGTCGTTAATTTCCTGATTGAGCAGCGTAAACGCCAAAATGAGACTATTCGATAGGAGTCTAAAATGTTTGAAATGATGGTTGCCATGATTGTGGCATCACTAGCCGGTGCTGGCGTCAGTGCTGTGAACGCCAAAAAGGCCCGAAAATCGCAGGAAAAAATGCAGAAGACACAACTGGCCCAACAGAAGAAAGAATCCGCTTTAGCTAGAGAAGCTGGCAAGGAGACTAGAACGCCACCAGCGCCCAAACAGCAGCAACTGGCCGTTCAAGCCGCTCCTAAGACGCCAAAACGGACTAGAGGATCGCTCGCTATTAGAAGTCGAGGCGGTAAGGGTGGTCTTAGAGTTGGCTCAGGTGGGCAATATGGGGCCAGAGTAGCATGATAAAGTCACTTGAAGGTCTATACCAGAAGCTAGAAACTGAGCGATATAGTTACCTTCAACGAGCCAGAGACTCGGCAAAACTCACATTACCTACCTTATTTGTTGATGAGGGCCATAATCCAACCTCAGACCTGCCCACTCCATATCAGTCAGTGGGCGCACGGGGGGTCAATAATCTCGCCTCCGCTCTCCTTCTCAGCTTATTGCCGCCAAATGCTCCGTTTTTCCGCCTTGTGCTGGACGCAGCCGCACTCAGAGGCATCGAAGAAGCCCCTCAAGGAGGGGAGCTATTCAAGACCCAAATTGAGGTCACGATGTCCAAGACTGAGCGTCAGATCATGGCGGAAATTGAGACTAATGGCTATAGAATCCAGGCTTTTGAGGCTCTAAAGCACTTAATAGTAGCTGGCAACGTCCTTCTGCATATCGCTGATTCCGGAGGAATGCGGGTAATTCATCTCGATAGATATGTAATCCAGCGTGATCCGTTGGGGCGTACTAGAAAGATAATTATTAAGGAGTCTTTAAGCTCTGATATGCTCCCTGAAGCTGCAAAAGCGTTGGTAGCTTCCCATCCAGACCATAATGCGGAAGATAACGTTGATATATACACCTGTATTAGGTATTTCAGTCCATCTTCGCAAGCAGAATCCAAACGGGGAGCTTCTAAAAACCCATCAAGGGTAAGCGTATATCAAGAGATATTCGGAACTCCAGTTCCCGGTACAGAAGGCGAATTTAAGGCGGCTGAGAGCCCCTATATTGTTCTTCGTATGAATAGAGCGGATGGGGAGAATTATGGAAGGGGATATGTAGAACAGTATATAGGCGACCTAAAGAGCTTAGAGTCCCTAATGATGGCGGTCGTGGAAGCTGCGGCAGCCGCTAGTAAATGTCTATTTATGGTCGCTCCTAATGGAGTTACCAGAGCCAGAGTGCTTGCGGAGGCCCCCAATGGTGCGATCGTGGAAGGTTCAGCCAATGACATTTCGGTACTACAACTTAACAAAGGCCAGGATTTGGCGATTGCTGCGCAAACGATTCAAACGATCAGTGATCGGCTTGCGTATGCGTTTTTGCTGACTGATAATGCTATTCGACAAGCGGAGAGAGTAACGGCGGCAGAGGTCCGATTAGTCACCCAATCTATTGAAAGGCAGCTAGGTGGCATATATAGTGTCCTATCTCAAGAATTTCAGTTACCTTTAGTTACCTATTTAATGAAAAGAATGGGTAAGGAGAAGAAGGTTCCAAAGCTGACCACTAAAGGCGATAAACAGGTAGTAAGACCTGTGATAGTAACAGGAATAGAGGCTTTAGGACGAGGCAACGACCTTAATAAGATGGACGAATTTATAGCTGGAATAGGTCAGCTTTTGGGACCGGAAGTTCTAGGCCAACACGTTAATATTCGTGAATATCTGGATAGGAGAGCTTTGGCTTTGGGTATTGAATCTGATGGTCTGATAAAGTCTGAAGAGGAAATTCAAGCTCAAATGCAGCAGCAACAGCAGGCTCAAATGATGCAGCAAATGGGACCAGAAGTCATGGCCCAAATGGCAGGACAACAAGGACAACAAGGACCACAAGGTCCACAGGGTCAACCTGAAGAATAGGAAGGAATTATGGCTGAACTAAACATACCTGTAGAAGAAACCGGCCCTGAAGCACCAACCACAGAGACGCAGGAGCAGCCCACACCGGCAGGGGAGCCCTCTGAGGAGAAGTTTTACGTTCCTGACAAGTTCATGAACGAGGATGGAACTATAAATGTAAAGGGTTTAGCCAAATCATATTCTGAATTAGAAAAGGGTAGGGCATCTGAAACAAAGGGGGAACCAAGCCCGCCCACAGAGATAAATGAACAGAGCTTCTCGCCAGATGAAATATTGGCTATGTCGAAGGAATTGGAGGACACTGGGTCTTTATCCGAACAGACCCACAAGATTCTTGAGGCTAAAGGTCTGCCCAAACATATGGCTGAATCGTATGTGGCTGGACAGAAGCTGGTAGCAGAGCAGATTAGTGAGAAGATAATGGCTCCAGTAGGCGGTCAGGAGAATTATCAGGATCTAATGGACTGGGCTGGGGAAAATATGTCTAAAGAAGACATAGCTTCATATGATAAGATCATGTATGAAGGAGATATGAATCAAAGAATTTTGGCGGTTGAAGGACTGGCTGCTAGGAGAAGCCGTGAAGACCCCAGTCAACCCGACCTAATTTTAGGGAATACCGGGCCAAATCAGGCTTCAAGTGCTTTCGGGTCATGGGATCAAGTTAAACGTGCCATGCGTGACTCCCGTTACGGTACTGACGAAACGTACCGGGCAAGCGTTGCTCAACGGCTGAATATGTCCAATATCTAAATAAGGAATACCCCATGCCCAAAGCCGGTTACAAAACTACAGAATTTTGGTTGGCAGTGGCCGCAGGATCTTTAGGAGCTATTATTGCGTCTGGAATCGTCCCAACTTCCGGACCATGGGTCCAAGTAGCCGCCACGTTTGAAGTGGCCTTGGTCGCCATGGGCTACACTGGTGCCAGGATGAACCTTAAGAAATCAGCTTGATGTACAGCATAATCCTTGCAGCTATAATTGAACTGTTTAAAGGCTTATGGCCTCTTTTAGCCCGAAAATTAAATGAACCTAAAACGGCTACAGATTCTCCTGATGTCCCTAAGCCTATTCGTGATGCTTGGATGCGGAGGAGGCCAGAAGGTCGTTCTAGTTCCGGAGTCCACGGGCCTGATCCGTCTAGGATCTGATGTAAGAGGTCATGTTTATCATTGGACCGGCTCCGAATGGGAGCTATCGTCCAATACCGTATCCCTACCGGAAGGCTGGTATACGGGTTCCCTTCCGTCGCAAGACAATTCAACGGACTAGGATCAGCCCACTGCGGTGGATAACTGGTTACTCAGAGCGTCTGGATTAGCGACAACTGTGTTTCTTCTCTAATCCTTAAACTCTCTAGGAAGCTATATCATGGCTTATCTTGCTACTACTCCGTCCCGATTGGGACAAGATAGCCTTGCCGGTGATACGGATGCCTTGTTTCTCAAGGTCTTCGGCGGCGAGATTATTACCGTTTTTGATGAAGTCAATGTAATGTTGCCGACGACTACCGTGAGGACGATTACGTCTGGAAAGTCTGCTCAGTTTCCAGCGGTGGGAACGGCGACCGCTACTTACCATACGCCCGGTCAGGATATCTTGACTGAGGACGGGGCTACCCCAGACTACCTGTCTAAGGTTGCTAAGGGTGAGATTGTCATTGTGATCAATGATCTTCTTCTCTCTACCGTCTTCATCGACGCTCTTGACGAGGCTAAGAATCACTACGATATTCGTGGTGAATACTCGAAGCAGATGGCAAGAGCGTTGTCGGCTGAAGCTGATAAGACTCTGATTTATCATGGCCTTATTGGAGCCCGTGTAACGGGTGGAACGGCTGACCGATTTGGCGGATCAACCTATTTGGGTCTAACCCACGACTTGGATGTTGCTTCTGCTGCGCTTGTTACTTCCGCTAAGTTGATTAATGGCGCATTTGCAGCGGCAGAGTATTTCGATACGAAGGATGTGCCTTCCGATGACCGTTATATCGTCATGACGCCCGACGCTTATTACAAGCTAATTGCGACTGACGGTACTGCTGGCGGTCTGATTCTCAATCGGGACTTCGGTAACGATGGGAACGGATCGATGTCGGGCGGAACGGTTGGAACGATTGCGGGTATGAAGATCCTCAAGTCCAACCATATTCCGGCTGCTGATGTTGTTGTTGCTGGCGGCGATAATTCGACGCTTAGTGGTACTCTTGACTTTACGGGTACTAATGCGAAGAATCCTGTCGCTCTCTGCTACCACAAGAGCGCTATTGGTACGGTCAAGCTCCGCGACCTAAAGGTCGAGGCAGAACGCCGTATCGAACGTCAGGGTCACCTTATCGTCGCTGGGTACGCGATGGGTCATGAAGTTCTTAGGAACGAGGCCCTTGTCGAGTTGGCCTTCTAAGTCAATTCGTAAGTAACCAAGCTCTTCTTCCTTACAGTGGGAAGCCCCCTTCACGGGGGGCTTCTCATTTTTGTCCTAATGGTTGATAATAGATTGACAATTAACAGGAGTTCCCGATGGCAGTAACCAAAACGACAGAGCTTCAAGCTATAAATATGATGCTGTCTGCTCTTGGTGAAGCCCCGATCAACTCGCTTCAGCCGACAACGGAAACCGCTGATGTCTCTCTAGCTAAGAACATATTGTTGGAGACTTCCAGAGAAACCCAGTCTTTGGGTTGGCATTTCAACCGGGAAACTGATGTTACTTTGACTCTGACAGTCGATGATAAGATAGAGGTGCCTACAAACGCCTCCAGCATTGATGTTGAGTCCATAAATGCGGGGATTACACAATATATTCAACGAGGCGAATACCTATACAACAAGACAGACCACACCTTTATCATAGCAAGCGACTTGAAATGTACGATTACTTACATGCTGACTTGGGAGGAGCTTCCTCAAGTTGCTAGACACTACATCATGGTCAAGGCCGCTAGGCGATTCCAAGACCGAGTAGTTGGGGCGGGGGATCAACATGATTTCAATCAGATAGATGAATATCAGGCACTCCTAGCCCTAAAGGCCGCTGAGTCACAAGAAGGTGACTTCTCCATATTCGATAATAATGATGTTTACCGGGTTATAAACCGATCAAATGTCGTTGATAGGGTAGTTATCTAATGGCTAGAAGATCCGCTACATCTCTGATATCCAAGAGTATTCCCAATTTGCTTGGAGGGATAAGCCAGCAGCCAGATTCTCTTCGATACGATAATCAGTGTGGATTACAGGATAATGGCCTGCCGTCCGTATTGGATGGACTAATTAAACGTCCTCCAACAGAGCATATCTCGCAAATTGTAGGGAATCAGAGCGATCCCGTAGTAGCCGTGGCTGCACCAGAAGACTATTTTACCCACATTATCAACCTAAATTCTAGCGACCAGTATGCTCTTCTGATTAAGGCGGACTCAGCCGCGACATCATCAACCAACAATACCATAATCCTTAAGAAACTGAGTGACGGCTCCGATGTTGTAGTTCACGAAAGTGAGGCTCTGCGTGATTATCTTAAAATGGCAAGCGCCACCAATAAAGCGGAAAAAGACTTAAGAGCCATCACTATTGCAGACTACACCTTCCTTGTGAACAGATCAAAAACCGTATCCTTTACCAGCGATACGAATACGTCTAGGAAACCTGAAGCACTCCTATATACCAAAACCGGG